CTCCGGTGCCCGTCTCGTTTTATGACAGTCGGGGTGCCGCGGCAGGGCCCACGAAGGAGAGCGCCATCTCTGCCTTGGGTTTAAACGACCCGCGGGCAGACGACCAGACCCGCTCAACAACCTTTTCGGTCGATACGGCGGAATCCAACCCTGTGGCGCCGACCGAACCAGCCCCATCAAAGGTGCAACCCCCGTTGGCCAACACTTTGCCATCGGAGGGGCCCGCCCTCGAAGAGTTCCGAGCGCTCTCCCAGAAGTACTCCGACCTCGAGGAGATGGTGAAGAAAATCCTTTCCCAAGTCTCGCAGAAGTCTGGAACTTCGGAGTCCCCGACACCTCAGAACACGGAGCCAACAAGGCTCTCTCAATCCAACTCCTTGGATCAGACGAACGTCGACCAGCCCAGCTCCCCAGCCTTGGAGTCGGCAGCAGCGTCTGGAAGCACCCAATCTGGAACACGGTTGTCTTCACAACCCGACAACAAAGGGAAAGCTGCCCAGGAGGACGTTGCGGTCGTTCAGGAGAAGACTGTTGTGTTCGGAGAGAACCCAGTACCAAGCGACTTGGCTACGCAGAAACACGCTTACACGACTTCATTACCGGCAACGAAGTCGAATTTGCGCAAAGAGAAGAAGGACCAGCAAGCTTCGTCAGCCCCTTCACCAAAACCGAGAGCATCAGACTCACTCGTGGCCTCGCTTCTTTCACGCGAGAAGAAGCCCGAGCAGAAGAACGAGTTCCAGTCGCTGCTCAAGAGCCTTCAGGGCCTGTACAAGGCTCAGAACAAGCTCTCTCCGGAACGGCGTTTATCACCCGAAGTTTTCGCGACTCTGTTGGTGACGCCTCTGGACTACAACAAAGAGACCAAGAAAACGACAAAACGGGACGTACCCTACTTGTCGATGCCTTTCAGGAAAGCATTAGGCGCGGAAGAAGGCTCTCCCGAAGCGATGACTCCGGCTCAGAAGCAAAATTTCCTGACTGTCTTGGATCAACTCACGACGCTTCTCGCTTCCTCGCGGGAGACACCAAGCTCGGACGCGTCTGCTCCGGTGTCTCCTGCGGATGTTGCGCCCTCCGAAGGGGGGAGCAACAATTAACCACCCCACCTGTGACCGAGAATGTTGACCCACGGCTTGCACCGTCGCTCAACCTCTTCTCGGTCGGGAACCTGCGCCCTTGTACAGAAGATGATGTACCAGTCGAGTACTCAATCCTCCAGTTTTCCACTGAGGAGGACTCGCTATGTTATTTTCCGAACAGTTTGGGTGTGGCGTATGACTTCACGAGTTTTGAGGGCTGCAAGGCGGCCATCACACTCCAACTTCCAAGAGTCAATGTCCACTCGGCGCCCGGTTTCCCTTTTGTGGACAAGCCGTCAAATGCGGACTTACTAGCTGACACATACCTTGTCAACGACTTAGTCGCGGCGGCTGCCCATTTGATGTTAATGCTGGCAACACTGCCACCAGAGGAATACTTCAATCGAAGTGTCACTGACTTGCTGATGATCGGCGCTCTTCCGGTCTTCCAGAAGTTTGTGAAGAATGAACCCCATCCGCAGCGGAAGGTCGTCCAAGGGCGTTACCGCATCGTTGTACATGTGGGTATAATCTGGCAACTCGTGGAACTGGCCCTGTTCTACGTCTACGAGCTAGCTCAGAAAGGGAATTTCCCATACGGAAC